GAAAGGGGGGAGGAGGAGCTGCTCCAAAAGCCGAAGCAAAAGCTGAAGCAAAAGCAGAGGCAAAGGCTGAAGCTAAATCGGAAAGTAAGAGTGAATCCAAATCTGAATCTAAATCCGAATCAAAAGAAGAATCCAAATCAGAAAGTAAGAGTGAGGAAAAGAAAGAAGAATCTAAATCCGAATCTAAAAAAGAAGAAAAGAAAGAGGAGAAGAAGGAAGAAAAGAAAAAGGCTGCAATAATAAACCCATTACTATTTGCATCCGATTTAAGTGTAGTTCAATCTGATACTGCTAATTGGGATGCTATTATAACATTGGGTGTATCTCGTTCATCGGCAGCAGGTAATGTTAGTTATTCAGGAACATCTATGATATGGTCTAGCTTAAAGCAATTTGCTTTGAGTGGTGGTATTACTAAAATGAACTTAAAGGATGGAGCATTAGTATCTATGAACTCCTATTCAGTTACTACTGCATATTTAAGTGGAACTTTAATGGGATTGGCTGGATTTACTTGGATTAAACCACATCCTAAATTTGGTGTATATGGTTACAATGTGGGTTTGGTTAATTTACTATCACCACAAGAAACTGGTGGGTATTCGTATGGTATGAGTAGTTCAACCGTTGCCTTTTGGACTAAACCATATCAAATGAATAAAAAACTAACTCTATCACCACAAATATTTACAATGTTACCGGGTGGCAGTTGGGATAGTTCTAATGGGGATATAAAAATGGGTAAAGACTTTGGATTTCTATTAGGAACATCCGTAGATTATAAATTATCCAAAAAGTTTGGTTTGAGTTTCAACTATAAGATAAACACATCAACTGCTTCAGGAGCACCGATATTAAGTAATTTCTTAATAGGTTCTAGATTAATGCTCTAAATTCCTAAAACTTCATCCATTTCTTCAATAACTTGCTTTGTAACATCTGTCTTACCAGCAAGGTTTAACCCTGCCATAGTAATACTAAATACCGCAGCTGAAACTACAATTGTTCCAATTGAATAAACTAATGCTTTTGTAAAAAATGTTTTCATATAACCTCCAATGTATATATAAATATATTAAAAAAATATTTTGAAAATAATTAAGAAAAAATTAGGAAATGTAAAATAAATTGCCTACCTTTATAGAGTAGTAAGAGATAAACATAAAAAATAAAGATATGAGTAACGAAGAGATTGTTTCAATGAGTGTGAGTGAGTATTGTGATTTGTTAATCACAATGGCGGAGTTCGCTGGGAGTAATGACCCCCATAAGGTCAATTGGGATTACACCTTTTGGCATGGGGTGGTGAGTGAGGAGCGTTACGCAGAGGTAATACCTGCGTTGGTGGAGAGAGGTTTTGAGTCTTGGATGGCTTAATTTTAATTTTTAAACATAAAACAATAAATATATGAGGAACGGATTGAGTATTTCAACATTAAAAGCGATTGAAGCAGAGTTTGGTGATTTTGAAATCAAACAAGTTTGGGGTGGTGATTATAATGTGTTTTTCCGATTTGGATATTGGAGAAGCGTTGATTTGGCTAAATTACAGGCCATCATCGGTGGTTCGAATGAGGTAGTTGAAGATGCAGATTACGATGAAGATTGTGGATATTTATTTATGTATCGCCTAAAATAATTAAAAAATATTTTACAAAGACGTTGCATAATTGAATTATTTTGCTTACCTTTATAGAGTAATAAGAGTTAAACACAAAACAACAAAAATATGATGAATGAAGCCCCAATTCCAATGCAAGTTCAAAGAAACTTTTTAAATGAGCTTAATCTTTTCATTGAGTATTGTAACGATTTCTACAACATTAAGAGTGGTATGTACCCCATTGCAAAACGTAGTGAAATTATCAACGCAATCGGTGAGTACCTTACAGAACCCCATCCTTTTGAGATTCAGTTTGATTCAATAGATAGAGAGAAAGTTAGAGAGATATTAGAACCCAATTACAATTACGCAGGTGTTAGTGGTGGATTCACATTAGGACCAGCAATTGAGTTTTCGGTTTGTGAAGAATAAAATATAAAAGTTATGAAAAATTACCAATTTAATTATTACGGCTGGGTGCCAGGTTACAATGATTTTGATGATGAGCAAATCTTCATCTCTGCTCCTTCAAAAGAGGAAGCAATTAAAATCTTCAATTCTATAAAAAGGTTCATTAAATACGGACCAGAAATTATTGAGTTAGACACTTTAAACAAATAAGATATGAGTTTTATTAGATTTAACAGACATGCCAATATGACTTCGGAAACGCGAGGTGAAATTATGGATATTTTAAAAGAGGTTGATTTCAATACTGGTTTTGACCTTATGAATATGTTGTATGGATTATTCGATGGCTACCTTTACGATGATTTGCTTGAAGTGGCTAGAGGTGCAAACGTAGATACGGCACTTTATAATAGAATAAAAAATGTAGTTTCGGTTATTAAAAATTATAAAATTTAAAAGTATGCATATTAGAGAGCAATGTAGACAGCGAGCTATTCAATTCGCTAATGAATGGAAATCAGAATTTCCAAATGTAAGTGACCATAATATTGAAATGATGGTTTCGATTATGGTAACGCGTGATAAATCATCTTATGCGGGCGGTGGTTTCGTAGAAGCAGTTTGTGCTAACGATTTGGTTGGAGCAGTTACTCGTGCGGATAGTGATAACATTAGAGTTATTAAATTATTAGCACTCACACATAAACAATGTTACTTATAAAATAATAAAACAATGGGATTAGATATGTATTTAGAGAAGCGTACCTATGTTAGACAATGGTCGCATCAAACACCAGAAGAGCAGTATAATGTAGAAGTAACCAAAGGTGGTGAACCTGTAAAGATTGACCCAAAACGTGTTACTTATGTTATTGAAGAGGTTGGTTATTGGCGAAAGCAAAACCAAATCCACCAATGGTTCGTTGAGAATGTGCAGAATGGTGTAGATAATTGTGGTGAGTATTGTGTAAGTAAAGCTCAATTAGAAGAGTTATTAGATTTATGTAAGAAAATCCTAAACGATAATTCACGCGCAGAGGAATTATTACCAACTGCAAGTGGTTTCTTCTTTGGTGGTGCGGACTACGATGAATGGTACTTTGATGGTATTGAGAACACTATTGAGATTTTAGAGGGAGTATTACCTGATACTACTGCTGATTATTATTATTCATCTTCTTGGTAATATGAAAAGGATACTAACATTCTATACGATTATCATAGTACTAGGTGCTATGATTTTCGGAGCTTGTTCAAATGACCCAATGTCAAAAGAACGATTGGGTAAAGATGATGGGTTTGAGGTAGAATACCTTTTTGAGAAAGATGGTGTAAAAATGTATCGTTTTTATGATGGAATGCATTATCATTATTTTACAAGTAGAGGTGAAACTATAACAACACAAACAAGTGGTAGTGGTAAACACGAAACTCGTCACGAAGAAAACATAAAATCTTATTAATATGGAACTAACATTAGGAGATTTACAGCAAATTGAATTGATTTGTGTGGAGGCATCTGCTTGGGGATTGCGAGAGGAAGTGGTAGATGAGGCAGAACGATTGATTATAGATGGATACGAACCGGTAGTAGCGTATGAGATTGCATTTGAAGATTGGGTTAAATAAGTCACAAAATATTTGGTTACATCAGATATTTTTTATATATTTGTAAAACATTAATAATTGAGTGTCATCTATACAGCACTCACAAACTATAATTATATGCAAAAAGTAAAAAGAGCCGTAGAACTGGACATCCTTTCCGATGTTTATGTAACACAAGATGGTGCGGCGTACAATTCACCATCTGAAGCAATAGAAGATGCACTTGATAATTGCTTAATAGGATTTGATACAAATTTAGTTACAAAAGAAAATCCCAGAAAAATCCAAATTGTTTTTTATACTCAAACCAAAGATGGTGGCATTCCAAACGTAATTGATATAATTGATAATGGTATTGGTATGGCTGAAGAGACTATATTAAACTCTTTGTATTTAACAAATATAACAAATGCTGGAACCCACGGAAAGGGAGGTACTTCAACTTGGGGTATGGGATATAAAGCGTTCACTAATTATTTAGGAACTCCCGGTGAGATTTTTACGAGAACAATTGAACAAGCTGAAAGTGGATTACCCGGTACATCTGCTAAAGTAGCCTATGAAAAAGGTTCTAAACCTCGTGCAGAAGTTTCTGAATTAAGTTCTGATTTGTTTTCATATGAAACCGGTCATATATCGGAAAAAGGACATGGTACAAAAATTACCATCACAAATATTAAATCAAAAAAATGGCCAAATTCCTGGTGGAATCCGCAAGGACAAACCTATTCAAAGTCGTGGGCAAAAAGATATAATAGACAATTATCGGATGGAACTCTTGAAATTGAATTAGTACTTAAAACAACTGATAAAGTTTTTAGAAAAACGCTTGAACCTGCGCAGAAAATTTTAGATTCAAACCCACAAGTAGATGTTGATGGGCAGGATACAAATTATGTCAATTGTAGTAGAAATGGTTGGAATGTGCGAGGTGAAGATTTAAAGATAGATGGATATACTGAATCATTTTCTGTGAATATTGGAAAACACCTATCAGCTATGCAGGTGAAACCTTGGAAATCTATTGGTACTATACCACTTATAGCCCATACGGCAACATCATCTGCAAATCCAACTGTTTATTTGTATCAAAACGATGTTTTAGTTGCAACGCTTCTATATAAAGAAAATGAACGAACTGGTGGTTTGGCACACTTAAATAACTTATTTGTTGAAGTTGATGTTCCAAAAGATGTAAAAATACCAACAAATTTACAAAAAACAACGGTTGATTCTACATTTAAAGAGAAAGTTCAAACTGCAGTAAAGAAAAGAGCAGAAGAAATATGGAAACCAATCCACGTAAGTGAAGCGGCGTATCATAAGATATTTCACGAAATGGTTTTACATCCGATGCAAGGCAAAGGAATTAGAGATTCGTTTTTAGATGGAAAATCAGTAGATGAGTTGCTGGCTGGTAAATTCATACACGAACATCAACAAGGTTCTATGAAACCAGATTTTAAGTTTCTTGATGATGATGGAACAGTAAAAAGAGTTATAGAAATGAAAGATGAAGTTTGTACTGCAGATGTTGGCGGCCAATTAGCTGCCTATAAATTGGAACATCCAGAAGCAATTGAAGTTATTTTGGTAGCACCTGGTTTTAAAGAAACCTTAACACAAACTCTAAATAAATGGAGTAATACATCTGGAACTAAATTTTCATATTATTCATTTAATGAGTTAGGTATTAAAGAAATAAGTTCTTTAAAATAAAACATAAAACATAATATATGAGCAATTTACAAACTTACATAAAGTATTACGAAGATAATGTCCAATTGGCAAGGTCTTACGCCAACAAAGGTGAGATGGGTATGGTTCGTTCCACTATGAAAGAGGTGGTAGAAGGATTGTTAGATTTGATTTGGAAAACTGAAATCGGTGGGGAATCAAAGAAAAACGATTTTATTGAATCGGTGAGTAAAAGTGGTTATACTTTAAAGTTTCAAGTAGATAGACACCTATACCATACCGATGGAACTATGGCAAAGATTGGTGAATGTAAAGCATATTTAGATAGATGTTTTATGGAAAGGGCTAGTTCAGACTTTGGTAGAATCCTAAATGGTGTCCAATCAAAACCAACTACTTTTATCCTTGCATTAGAAAATTCTGTGAGTGATAAGGCATACGAATACTATATGGATGAAGGAAACATTCACAAAGTGTTTTATCTATGTGATGGAAAGCGTTCATCTACAAAACCAATATGGCGTAATCCACATTACAAACCAATAAACGAAAACAAATTACAAGATTTTGTTAATTTTATTAAAAAATAATTGAAGAAAGATTTGGGAAACCGAATCTTTTTTTGTATCTTTGTATTTAAAGAAAATAATATGGCATCACGCGTGAGTTATAGTCGGTACTCAATGTACACAACCTGTAAAAAACAATACCAGTTCAATTACATTGATAAGTTGGGTGTCTACTCTGGCAGTATTCACACAATATTTGGTACTGCATTCCACGAAACCTTACAACACTATTTGGATATTTTCTATAACAAAACAAAGAAAGAGGCCAACGAAATCAACTTACCACAACTTCTCAAAGAAAGACTTGTAGATACTTTTAAGAAGGAGCACGAAGGATTTGAAGACGGAAAGTTTGTATGTACCAAAAAAGAATTAGAGGAGTTCTTTGATGACGGGGTTATTTGCCTCGAATATTTCAAAAAGCATAGTGATGATTTCTTCACAAAGAAAGGATGGGAGTTAGTAGGTATTGAATTACCCCTAAATATCCAGCTAAAACCTAATGTAAGTATGTTAGGGTATTTAGACATAGTAATACGCCACAAGGAGTTCAACCTATTAAAGATTATTGATTTCAAAACATCTACGCGTGGTTGGACAAAGGAACAAAAAGCTGATAAGACTAAATTAAACCAATTACTACTATACAAACATTATTATTCAGAACAATATAATCACCCGATAGATAGAATACAGGTAGAGTTCCAAATCATTAAAAGAAAGATTAGTGAGAATACGGAATATACCATTCCACGTATTTCTAAATTAATTCCAGCAAATGGTGGACCATCGGTGGCTCGCGCAGTCAAAGATTTTATGAAGTTCGTAGATGAAGTATTTAACGAAGATGGTACAGATAATTTAGATATGGATTACACACCAAATCCTGGTGATGGAAATAAGAACTGCAGGTTTTGCCCATTTGTGGATATATGCCCTGCTCGCCAAAAATAATTCAATTATTTTCGTAATTTTTTGTATATATTTATATATTCTATATATTTATATATATAAAATAAATGATTATGAAAAAAGCAGAAACTAAACTGACTTCAGTAAAGATAATCTCTGATTTATATCAAACATTTAGGGTTGCATCGGTAAGTGAGCACGGAATAACTCTTCAAAAGTTGGTAAATCGTAGTATAAATCTTTATCTGAATGATGAAAATTACAAAAACAATTTAAACAATTATAATAAACTACAAATTAGCGGTTCAGCATTTTAATAAGTTATGGCAAAAAAGAAAATATTGTTACTATCAGATGACCTACGAATGGCAAGTGGTATTGCTAATATGTCAAAGCAATTCGTATTAGGTACATTAAAAGATTTCGATTGGGTACAAATTGGTGCAGCGGTAAAACATCCAGAAGAAGGTAAGATTATGGATTTGTGTGATGATGTTCGTAAGAGAACGGGTATCGAAGACGCATATGTAAAAATCTATCCATCATCAGGCTATGGTACTGCTGATTCATTAAGGCAAATCATCAATATGGAAAACCCAGATGCAATCCTACACTTTACAGACCCGAGGTATTGGATTTGGTTATACCAAATTGAGCACGAAATCAGACAAAACATTCCAATTTTATTCTATCACATTTGGGATGATTTACCAGACCCACAATACAACAGAGATTATTTAGAGAGTTGTGATTGGGTTGGTACTATATCAAGACAAACATATGGTATTACTCGTAGAGTATGGGGTATGGATGCTAAATCACGTTGGAAGCAACCTGCTGATTGGCAAGTAAAATATGTACCACATGGTATCAACGGAACTGATTACAAACCAACACAAATTGATGACACATTCTACAAAGAGGTATTGGGTGATAAGAAATATGATTTTATAGCATATTGGAATAACCGAAATATTCGTAGAAAGCAGGCAATTGATGTGATTGTTTCATTCAGAGATTTCGTAAATAACCTACCAGAAGAAGAGCGTGATAAATGTGCTTTATTGATGCATACACAAAAGGTAGATGAGAATGGTACAGATTTACCAAAGGTAGTAGCAGATTTGTGTGATGGGATAAATGTGATATTCGATGATAGAAAATGGACCGAAGCACAATTAAACCAACTATACAATATAGCAGATGTTACTTTAAACATTTCATCAGCAGAAGGATTTGC